TTCTAGATTCTTCTACAAATACTTGGGAAGCAAGCTGCGTTATAAAAGGTTCGACAACAACTTTATTTTTTAGTTCTGGGACAAAATCTCTTTCTGCAACTTTAGATAGGGTTAGATTAACAACCGTAGGTGGCACAGACACATATAACGGCGGAAAAATAAATATTCAGTACCAATAGGTGACACATGCAAGTTATAATTAGAGAGAATGTTTTAGACGGGGTAAAAGAAAGCGAAAAAGCTGACTATGCCGCACGTTTAGCCCAATACGCCGCCGAAAAGCCTTTGCGCGATTGGGAACAAGCTATGGCCGAGACGGACGCCAAACTACCACGCTATGCTGAAGACATTATTGACGCCCTGGATAAACCTACGCGCGATAAATTAGATAAAAAGACACTCGACGCGTATGCAGAAAAGAAAGCCAAACGTGCCGAGAAACCATGATGAACGACAACACTTTATTTGGGATAACCATAGATAGACATATATCAATTGGCCATATCTTTACAACGGTTGCCCTAGTCGTAACCAGTGTTTTGGCATACGCAAATATGGTCAACAGAATTTATAACCTAGAACAATCGGATATTCGTACGGAAGAAGTTATTAGGGTAATGCAAAGCGATTACCAACGTACGCTGGACAAGATATTTGTTAAGCTTGAAAGAATAGACGAAAAGATCGACCGTAAAGTAGATAAATAAGGAATTAGAGCATGAATAGAGTACGTGGAACACGCGCAGGCGGCGGCTTATGGTATAACAGCTCATCTTTAGTTTTAAACCGTGTGCTGCCAGCATTAATTCATAAGTACGATACACAGCAATATTACAATGCAGTTGACGGCGAAACAGCGTTCCCGTTCACTGCGGTACGTGTAACGAACGCAATGATGTTTAATGGTGTAGGGAAGATGGTATGGGCCCCTGTAAATATGGCGATAAGGTCCGCGCCTGGCGACGCTGGGTTTTTGTGTAATTCTGCAACATCAACGTTGACTGGTTTAACATGCCCAACAGGCCAGATTGTTAATAAGATTGTCGCGGATGCCGCGCAAGCTCTTAATGGGAATGACGCGTCTGGCGGTCCTTCTTTATCCACCGTAACAACTGTTACCAATCAAACTTATTGTATGTCTTTTTACGCTAAAGCTGCCGAGATTTCAGTCGTTCGGGTACGTGAACCTTCCGTAACTGGATATAGAGCATTAATTGATTTAACAACAGGATCCGTAATAGTTGAAACTGGTACATCTTCATTGACATCAGGGATGATTACAACATCTGAAAATGCTGGCGATGGTTGGTGGCGTATTATATGCCGTAGGACTGTAAGTGGGGCATCGCAAGGGTTTAATATTAAACAGGGCAACACGACCGGGGACGGTGTGAGCGGTGTTTATTTGTCCAGCTTTCAATTTGAGCCTGAAGACGCCTATACACCTAAGGCAGCGATTGCTACAACAGGAACAGCGTATTACGGCCCAAGATTTGATAGAGACCCGGTGACGGGGTCCCCCCGTGGTCTATTTGTTGAGGACGCACGCACTAATTTATGTTTAAATAGCCATACGTTCCAAACGGGGTGGACATTAACAAACTGCTCTTTATCCACGTTGACCACAGACCCTATGGGGTTAACTTTTGGACGAACTATTCTTGATGGTCCGGTTTCGGCAACAGGTTTATTAAGCGCAACGTTTACGACAACAGCATCCACGCAATACGCAGCTAGTGTTTATTTAAAGCGTGGCAATACTGATTGGGTTCGCTTTAGGTGCGTGGATGGAGTATCAGCTAATGGGTTCCAATGTTGGGTTAATCTAAGTACCGGCTCCGTCGGAACAATAAACTTAATTGGTACTGGGACATATGTACCGTCAAGCGCAAAAATAACCACCCTATCGAATGGTTGGTATCGCGTATCTATGGCGGGCACGATTGGAGTTAATACAACAATGCGCATATCGGTTTCGACAGCGACCGCTGATGCTTCTAATACCAACGTAAACGCCGGTACATATGAAATATGGGGCGCTCAAGTCGAGTTATTAAATGAAAGTAGCTATATACCAACTTATACTGCGTCGGCGACGCGCGCAATTGATTCACTATTAATTGATATACCAACCGCAATCGTTCAATCCAGGGGCACTTGGCACGTTTCATTTATTAAGGGAATGGTGAATAATGTTTCTGGTGCGAGATTATTTGGAATTAATGACGGGACTCTTAATAATGGTATTGAATTGTTTATTTCTTTAACGGGACAATTGCAATATAAAACAATAATCGCAGGTGTGTCGTCTTTTGTGCCAGTAACGACAACGTTAGTCACAAACATGGCTGAAACAAAGGCGGCAGCTATGTACCTATCGCCGAGTAAAAAGGGTGTTATAGATGGCGGCACGGTTGTGACGGAAGCTGTTACAGCGTTCCCAACGTCTGGATATACAAAGTTCTTTGTCGGCGCTAGTGGCGGCACTTCATCTGCGTTGAATGGCTGGATACAAGAAATAAGGTATTACGCCGATGCAACAGCCACAGACGCACAGCTTCAAGCAATAACAACATAAGGGATATACCATGGGAATGTACGCATTAAATTGTCTAGAAAAAGACTACGATGAGTTAGTGGATAAGATGAAGAAATTGGGCGTTATAGACACAGATAAAAGCGGTAATGTCTATGAAAAGAATGGCGGCTGCTGGGATTATATCGGGACATTCGATGTAGAAGGTGTTAAATATATTTATATCAATTGTGCGACAAAAATTGATATCGACATAGAGCCGCAGAAACAAGATGTGGTTGATTTTGAAAAATTTCTTAGTATCGATATAAATACCGGCAAATCAAAATGGCCAGATGAGCCGTTAAGAGTTTTTCTTTAATATATTGCATATAGGGATACATAGTTGGAATAAGATATGAAACTATACAACGGTGAAAGACGCCACTGCACAATACCAACCTGGTTCGGCCTTGGTGCTTGGTACGTCAAGCGGTTTAACGACTTGTGCGAAGCCCATGACGAAGCGTACATTAATCGCACGGGCAAGTGGGCGGCTGACAAAGCGTTAATGAAGGGCATGTACGACCGTGGTTATTGGTACATGACAATCCCGACGTTTCTTATTTTCTCAACGGTTGGTTTCTGGTATTATTACACATGATACAAGCAATTTTAGTCACATACTGGTGGATGCTAATAAATGGCCTTCAAGTTAAGTCAAAGATCACTTGACCGATTAACGGGAGTTCATCCTAGCCTTATTGATACCGTAAAGTTGGCGATAAGGATCACTGACGTTGATTTCGGTGTGCTTATGGGGGTACGTACCAAAGAGCAACAAGACGAACTTTATGAACAAGGTAGGTCTACACCTGGCCCCATTGTCACCTGGACTAGAAACAGTAAACACATACCCCAAAAAGACGGATACGGTCACGCGGTTGATCTTGGCGTATTCATTGAAGGTAAGTATATTCCTGGTAATAATACCGCCGAGTTATCGCTATACGATGACGTAGCTGATTTCATGTTTAATGCTGCGGAACAGTTGGGTTTTGTGATAAAATGGGGTGTGATAATTAAAGGCGAGCGTACTGATAAAGGGCATTTTGAATATGTTAGCTCGGTTGGTTGAATTTTTCGAAGGCGACAGCGGGCGACTATCAATGACCCGCTTGCTTTGTTTTCTATCGTTTATCCCCGCGTCATATGTTTTGTTAAAAGACCCAACAGATACCATGTTTGGCCTTTATCTAGGTTCATTTGTAGCCTCCTATATAGGCGGCAAAGGTGCTGACGTTTTAATGAAAGGTCGCAACCATGATCGGGTTCCTGATTAGTAACTGGCGCAGCCTTGGCGCAATCGGTGCCACACTGGCGGCGGCGTACATCTTGCACACGATAAGCGTGCCGTTTATTTCCAAAGCTGGTTACAAACAAGGATACGAAACATGCCAAGCCGACGGCGTTATATTGGCAACCGAAGCAGGGAGACAACTCAATGAGATACTTACCAAACCCATTACGCCTAGTGATACTAACAAGCTGCTGCTTATTAATGGCTGGATGCGCGACGAAAGTGACAAGTAACTATTGCCCTGGCACGTTCTATATTTACGCCCACAACGAAGATACACCTAAGACCAAGACCCAAATCCTTCAACATAACCTTGTGAGGAAGAAACTATGCCCGAACTAGCCCATGCGTTCTATAAAGCGGTAAAGAATGATAGTAGGTGCCTTGTTTGTGATTATCAGAGTGTGCAGTTTCATCACGTTAAGCCAGAGAATAAGATATCAGAAATGCGCCGTATCGCCATGACAGGCGACCTTAAAGCAACCATAGAAGAACTAAATAAATGCGTACCTCTTTGCCATGTGCACCACCTAGCTGTTCATAAGGGCGTGATAGGCGGGTGGTTAGATGGTAGGTACGAAAATGGATCTAAGTCAAGGGATTATAAGGCACAAGAGTTTATGCCATATCTTGGGTATCTGGCAAAAATAAGGCCACATGTATTTACCAGATTCTATACGGAACACGTAGAGCGCGAGCAAAAAACAATTGCCGCGCTTTTTAATGATGTGGGTATTGCTATTCCTAATGGCGAGAGGGTTATTCAGCTTGTGCCACAGGAGCGACGGGAGCCTGCCACATGGCCCCCTGGCGGGACAATCCCACTTGATTTCGGAGATAACGTCGTTTCATTGAGGCCAAGACGCTAATACTTAAGTGACCTTAATATCCCGTCTATATCCATCTTTGGCTGCGGGTCTAATAGCGACTTCTTGTTGTGGGCCTGGCAGTATGGCTTGCCGTCTATAGTAGTATTGCCGCACCATCCTAGGCCGTCTGTATGCCACTTGCACCCTGTCTTAGGCATAGCACCTAGTAAAGACTTTGGGGGCAGCTTGGCATGTCTATGGCCTAATGCGCCCTTGCCTGGGTTAGCGTATTTCCTGCGGTAAATCTTATTTAGGACGGCGGACTTTGTTTTCTTTAAAAGAATGCTTATCTCTGCGGCGGTAATGCCACGGTCACGCAAATTGATGGCAATCTTAATTTCTGCTTCGGTCCACACGGCTAAACTTTCTCTCTAGCTTTTTGATTGTGCTGGATATATCCCAAAAAATCAAGGCAAGTTCGTTCGGTTTACACCCAAAAGGTATGTATCTATTTACTTGTATACGGGGGTTTTCCGAAATGACGCCAACTCTGATAGAATCATGATTGGTGATAAGTTCTAGGTCATATCCGTCGGCGGATAATCTTTCTAAAACTCGGACTATGGTGATGTCCTCAGGCATGGTTCCTATCCAGTCAACCCGTGACATAACATCACGATTTAACAAGATAGGGTTGGATAGGCCTATAATAGATGCGGGCCTCTTAAAGGGGTTATCCTCATCCCCTACTACCACACCCTAGAATACCAGAGGTTTGGTTTTGCCTATCCAATCTAGCTGTGCGGCTCACAACACACAGCTAGACAAGATAGGTCAATCAAATTCTATCACATACCCAATAAAATGTAAGCCCCAATGAGATAAGCTTATATAAATTTCATTATCTATAATGTGCGGTTGGGTCATTTTATACAACTATACTTTAATTAAATTGGTGGTTTAGTATTAGTAGGACGTTTGGAAAGTGGCATCCAGTGGGTTGGTACATAGCATCCGTGGCTAAAAACACCGTTTGAATATTGGATACAAACATGTTCTTCTCGCCCGTCGGTGCATAAAACGCGCTGATCGTGCGGGATGGTTTCTATTGGTTGCCAGACGTTTCTATCATCCAAAGAAGTAATCACGCAATCTTTAATAACCTCTAGCCAGTCACCGAACATATTACCAAAAACATGCGACGCTTCTTTGTAATCGTTAAAGGTCTCTCCCTCATAGCGCATAATGAGCTTAAATAATTCTTCGATTTCTGATTTTGTTGCCATTATTTCACCTCCACATAAAGATCGCCGTATTTGGATTTGATGTCGTCGATGGCTTCGTAAAACCCGCGCCTATAATCTTCTGACGGTGATATACACCCATGATCCCCAAAATCCACCCGTTTATATTTTGGCTGGGCGCGTTCCAAAAGTACGCCGTGTTTAACTTTTAAATCTGCCCAGCTTCCAAGCAAATCCCAGTACAGTTTTTTATAACCGTAAGCATAAGATTTTATAGCATCATACCTGTCCCACATATCAACTTCTTGGGCCTCGCATGACCCAAGAAAAAACGAAAGAGCACGCTCAAATTCTGCGTCATCTGGCTTTTTATCATTCATGTTAATTATCCTCCGGATCTGCATCGTCACGTACATTTTCTAAATCCATCGCAAGGTCTTCCGCTTTTTCAATCATCGCGTTGAGATAATCTTTTGCGATATCATAATGTGTGGCAATACCCATGTGGTTTGCCAGTTGCTCTGCAATATAAGAAACCTCATCAAACGCGGCGATATAACGTTGTACGCATTCATCAATGTCAATATGTGGTTTTGTCATTTTTGTAACTTTCTTTTAAAAATCTTACGTGCTTTTGTACCAATATAGCGTCCAATTTTTTCTCCGTATTTTTTACCGTAAAGAGTGTCTAACCGTCCTACGATATAACCACATCCGGCATCGTGTTTTGTTGTGTCATGGATAGCACTCCTGATGTGCGCGTGGGTCATAATCTGTTATCAATTCGGGGGACGCATAACAAAACAAGTCAGTCAGATAGATCATCATTTTATTAGCATCGTCGGCTGATTTACAAACAATCGCTTTACGATTACCAAACCCGATAAGTGGTTCTGTTCGTGTGATCTGGTTTCGCAGAAACTCATGCCCGTATATGACCTCACGTTTTTCAACCCAATTTTGAAGTAATAGCCAAATTTCTACATTATTTGGCGCATACATATTTCGACCGTCCACCGTCAGAAATTCAATTTTTTGTGCTGTTATCCATGGTCGTTCTTCTCGTGTATATTTCATCATCTCAATCCTTCCTTTCTTTATCACAATTGCAATCTGTCGCTTTTACGCAAAATAAAAGACCAAGTAATGCCCACGGTTCTTTTGTTACAAAAGCAACAAAACATACACCGATAACAACAGAGATGTTTATTATGGCGCAGCAAGTAAAAACATTCATCTCAACCCTTCCTTTCTTGTGGTGGTTTGGGTAATGGCATCCAGTGGGTAAACTTACTTTCGTGAAAACAAACTTGCGTATGGTAACAACAAAATGGATACCCTACATTTTCGTTTTTTGGCGCAGTGGTTGTGACAACACATGGTGTCTCCGTTTTACCTGTCGCAATAAACGGTTCCCGTCTTGGCGCAGTCTCAATCGGTTGCCACTGCCCCCGCTTCATGTGTTCGATGGCGTGGGTGATGGCTTCTGCGTCAATGCTATTTGCGCCATTAGGTTGATTGTCGCATATATAACAAAGCATCTGGCCTAACACGTCCATACATTCGCGATTGTTCATTTTGTTTTCCTTGTGATGTTGTAGTTTTGAGCGAGGTAGTCAACTGCATGGCATAACCCGAGTTCATAACCACGGCCTAGTTCACTTTCTTTTTCTTCTTCAAAATCCGAAATCATTTTTTCTTTCAATGCATCCAAATCCACCGTATCTGCATTAGACTGCTGCGCATCCAACGCGGATTGCAGGGCGGCGCGTTCAACAGCGGCATGAAGTCTCCGTAATTCCTGTTGCAAATATGCCTCTGATGCGTATTTTGCATTAAACCAAAGGCCTTCATCTTTTGCCTGTTCGTTAACAATATCCAGCGCTGCCTGCCTTTCATCCTCTTCCATCTCAATCGTCATTGGTGTCGGCATTTCTATGCCCTTTACAATTCGTTCAAACGCCTCTTGTCTTTCAAAATGTTTAATATATTCATTTTTCCTGCGCGCCTGGTCTCTTCTTAATGCGTCAACTACAATCTCTTTAGCTGTTTTATCTACTGATCCCATCTCAATTACAATACGTTCAAACGCTTCAACACATCCAGGGTATACCGTTTTTGTGTGGTATGCGGATAGAGCAACGCGCACTAGGTCAATGTCTTCTTTGGTCATTTTAAAAACAACTCCTCTGGCTGTACAATATTGGTCAACACAGTTTCAACTAAACTCTTTAGCTGTGTGTCCATAATTGTAATGTTGCCACGGTCACTGTAAGTGTGGATTGCTTGCCACATCTTTGCGCTATGGTTAAATTCGATTGTTATTTTTTCTAGGTTTATCATTTTAACATTTCCATTATCTTTTGCATCGGCTTAACAATTATCTTGTAAGACTTTTTAAGTTTAGCATTTTCGTCTGTCAATTGCTTGTTATTTAGTTTAAGTGCCGTGACCTCTGTCTCTAGGCGGCGGCATTTATCGTGCACTGTTTCTGTGTCTATTAGGGGTTTATAGGCCATTATTTTTCTTCCGTGCTTCCATTATGGGCAATCGCCTCTGCAAGTTTGTCGGTCATTTCGAGCCCCACTGGTCAAATATGTTTTGCATGGTTATAGCATCTTCAATCGACACACCGTCTGGCGACATTGTGCTTTGTGGGTAACGCCACCGAAGACAGCCAAGCGATGTCCAACCAGCCTTTAAAAGCCTTTCTTCCATAGCTTTAAAATTTACCTCTGCTTGTTTAACTTTTTGTAAATCAATATTATCTAATTTCATCTCAATCCCCCTTCTGTAATTCGGCGTATGCGCGGGCATCGGTTATTGCTTTATCCAGACTTAAATCTGGCAGTTCACCGTTGCCGCATTTTGGACACTGGAAATTATCCCAACATCCAGTCCATGAAACCTTGCAGTCATGACACGACATCGAGACTGAATACCACGGTGGTGTCGCGCTGAAATCTCCTAAATATTGATAGTCATTCATGGCGAACACCTTTAATCATAGCCTTATAAATACCCACGCATTTAGGACCTAAACCAATATTTGGCAGATCATCATTTTTTTCGTGTGCGTGAATTCCGTACATTATCATTGGCCCTGTCGGTTCCAACGGAACGGCTATATAATTATCCGGAACCCGTGGCGATTGCAGGGCGGCGCGGATTGTTTTTTTTGTTTGTTCGGTTTCTTTTTTGCTAAACATTTTATTTACCAAACTTCCTTTCTAGTTCTTTATTCTCTTGCACAATCTTTTCTTCTTTGTATGCGCCCTCTATATTGGTGTCTAATACTTCTATGGCGTCGTACATGTCTTGGTATAGAAACGCTAACGGGTCGTGCATTACTTCCTCGTCAAGGGCATATACAGCCTTGCGCAATCTTTCACGCACATCTTCCATATCTTTAGATGACGCCCGAGCCATAAATCCATGTAGGTTGCTAACTATGCTCATTTCTTTGCCTTTCTATATTTAACAATTAAATCTTTAAATTTACCTTTGCCGCCATGCTCATCATAATAAAGGCACGATATTTCTATTAAGTGCATGCCTCTTGGTTTTGCGCCATTTTCTATCTTAGAAATAGTATCATGAGATATAAGCAATTCCCTAGATGCTTCCTCTTGTGTTAGGCCGTTTTTTTCTCGCCATTCTTTTAAATTAAATTTCATTTTGCTTTCCTTATTAAAATCGTTTATGTCGTCTGTGCTATCGTGAACTCTGACTCGTTTTGGCGGCATGTGTTATCTTTGTTTTTGACTCGTTCCGAGTTAATGTTTTTTCGGGGTGCCTGACTCGTTCTACAAAAGTGTGTTATCTAGACCCCTGGCTCGATCCGTCTAATTGTGTTCTCATAGGGATTGTCTCGCTTCGTTTGTATGTTTTTTCATGATACCTGACTCGTTCACAAATGGTGTGTTTTCTTTTTCATTGACTCGTTCTTTTAAAGTGTTTTTCGGGGTCATTGACTCGATCAAATGTCATGTGTTATCCAGGACATTGGCTCGCTTATTAAGTTTGTGTTTTCGCGATCGTTGGCTTAATCCAGTGTGCATGTCCTAAGTGCGCGATAGGATATGGCGCAGGTGGTTCAACACCGTATTCATGCATGAACCAAACATAATGCAAATCAGACAAGAACCGTTTAACTGCGTAACGTTTAGCGCGTGCGTGAATATGTGCGGGTGGCAGCTTGCCAACTGAGTAGCATTTATATGCGTCTGTATCTTTGCCGATTTTAAACTTCTCAAGCTTTAACCGCGCTTGCTCGGCAAACTCACCGGCTTCGTTCTTGGCAAGCTCTACGTCTTTACGCTGCTTATACAGCTGTCCGTAGTATGCCGTGTCTTTGTTGCACACCTTGACAAACGACTCGCCAACTTTCCAGCATAGCGTTTTAAGTGTGGCGTTGAATGGTCGTTTCTCACCTTTTTTCCATTCCATACGGGGGTCAAGTCCAGCGTATGACCAGAAATGACCGTTCGTCGGTGCTTTCTTAATATCTAAGTGTGCAAGTAATCCAGCAGAAATAACAGGGCCAATGCCGTCAACAGATCGTAACCAATCGCCAATGGGGTGGTTAATCGAGTAAGAATCTAATGCTTTCTTAATTGATTCTTCAAGGTCACTGTTTTGCTTTTCTAACCAAATCAACACATCGTGCGGCTCTTGTGTTTTCTCCATTGACCGAATCTGACCACCATTACGTATGCGATTGTCTTGCATCATATAATAGGCATCGACAAGGAACCGCGCCTCGTCATCACCCAAGGTCATAGCGGCTTTCTTTTCGTCTTTAGAAAGTTTAATAATTGGGTTTAGCATTTCTACAACGTTCATTTTAATATTCCTTTATTTTATTTCTATCGGGCTAACGTAAGTACAAGCGGGATACCAAACCCCAACGAGGGCACAGTTAATCTTAGTCTCTATCACCCGCACATGCAGTGGCTTTTTATTTTTGTTCTCGGGCGGCGGGCCAAAGTGGTCTATGACCATGTACTGCCAACAGTTAAGCCAGTTTAGAAACTCGCGTTTCTCGCGCACTGTGTATGTACGGTGGTTATCATTATCTGGCATCATCTATCGCCCCCATAATGACCTGGTTCGCGCTTGGTGTTACCTCTACCAAGACAACGTGGCCAAGAGAGTTTGCGACAACAATCGACAACGCGCCAATAACAAGGCCGTAAATAAACGGGCGTGTGCGTAAAATTAATCTGGTCATCATAATCCCCTATATATAATCATTAATGTTGATTGGCGCGTTAATGCCAGCAATGGTCATATTTGCTTGTAGTAAAAGCGCATCAGCCAAAGCGTCCTCTTTAACTTGGCGGGCAACGCGAACAACGCGGTAGCCTGTCATTCTGCCGTTAAGATGGATATTCACCCGACCAAAGTAGCAGTCCGTTTTGTAGTCGTATTTTGCTTTCGCATCTAGTATGTGAGCCATGTTGTCTCCCCTTTCATGCAAACAAAGATGACGCAAATTGCGTTGTTTGTAAATACAGTTATTGCGTTATTTTGTTGCGTTTTAATTTTTATATTATCTGCTGAATCCGTACAGGCTTATAATCGCCGCTTCCGCCACGCCGTCTTGTCTTTTTAATGACCAGTTATGCGCGTAATCAGGGAACAACTGCGTTGCCCTTGCCCGCGCGCCGTCTTTGTTTACCGGGCATTGCATCGCCTTTTTCCACACCTGGGGCGTGACAAAAGAAAACGGTATCCCAATAGAAGAAAGCACACCCTCTATTAACCCACAGCCGTAACCAAAGTTATATGCGCTTGTGGCCCCCATTCCGAATGCGTTGACCTGCTCGACCCACACATGGTCAGGCTGGTTGATTTTTAATATTTCCGCTATTCGGTGCCCGTCAAGCCTGTGGGTTTTATTCCGTTCAAACGTTGGCATCTCGTAGCACATTAGCTCTGCTATATCGTAAAAAGCCAATGCGCCCTTCATGCCGACGTCTATCCCGCAGATTGTTTTCACTTTAAATTCACCTTTAAAATATCCGGGTAATCATACGCCGCGCCTGTTTCATGGTCTACGCCCGCACCAATCGCGCCACCAAAGACAATGTTACCAAAGCCAGCCGCATTCGATTTGCTTTTAAACTTTCCTTCTCCAGCCAGGCTGCCTTTTTGGCACGTGACCCTTAAGTCATTATACGACTTGTTGACGACAACACTCGCCGGTGTGTCATTAACGTACCATTTACCTTTATCATTCTGTAGGGCGCACGATGCGTTCTTAGGCGACGTTTCAACTGATAGGCTTTGCGTCGTACCTGACACGATAGACGCGCAGGCCGATAATGATAGGCATAGTGTGATTGTTAATAGTGTTTTCATTTAATCCTCTGTCCTTGTGCCAATACCGTAAAACATATTTTCTCTATCGTACCGCTCCCTATAAGAGCGGCTCACCTTATACATGATAGCGTGATATAATTTTTCTATGGTTAAAAACATTTAAATTACATCCCAAAAAAGCGTTTAATTTTATCCAATAAAGATGGCGGCTTAAAGTACCCATTCGCAATGTTACCATCTTGATCGATATACACCATACATTTGGTAAACACAGGTAATTTTACCTTTTTGCATTCGTCTGAAGAATGACCACTGACTTTACTAGCGTTTTCTTTCTTAACTCTTTTCTTGCGAAGCAACCCATTCTTAACCATGTACTTAACGCGCGACACTTGCGTTCTGTCTGTTCCGGCAAGTTCGGCAATCTCTTTATAGCTCAGGCCTTCTTTAAGTAATTTAGCGATTTTCTTGTTAGTCTTTTTCATTGATCTGCGTGGCATGTTAGTTCCCCTTAATTTTGTTTAACCAGTAACCCATTGCATCTGGCCTTGGCTTACACTTATCATTTAACCAACGCCATAACGTGACGGTGGACACGCCGAGTTCATCGGCGTATTCACTATGTTTTAACCCTGACCTCTTGATTGAGGTTTCTAATTGTTTTTTAAATGTCATGATTTAAAACGGGATGTCGTCGTCCATGTCGTTAATTACAGGTATTTTATTGGGCGTTACTTTTTTCGGCGGCTCTTTCTTAGCCGCTGATTTGTTAACGATATAACTAACAACCTTATTTTTTGCTTTATACTCAGTTGTTTCCGGCTCGACAGACACTTTGACAAACCCTTGCTTGCGCAAGAAATCATCAACGGTTAGCTCGCCTAAATGGTACTTGTCTAATAAGCCACAAGCTTCCGCGCAATTGCGTATTTTAAACGCCGCCGCAGGTGATGCAGATAAGTAATCATTTACCCAAGTATATGTACCATCGGTCTTAAATATTTTAATATTTAAGGCAATGCGCGAATACTGGGATGATTTGCTAGGGCCTTCGTTCGCAGTAATAATCTCAAAGGCATATTCACCGGGTGGAAATACCTCAAACTCGCCTGTTACTGGTTTGTTTGCTGCGATTTGTTCTTCTGTTTGTGGTTCGAATCTCATTTTATCTTTTTCCTATCTGTTAAAAATTGATTGTGGTCTTTGTTATATTTACTTAGGTTGCAACGTTTACAAAGAACTTGAATATTCTCTTTGCTATTATCGCCGCCCTTAGAAATAGGCTTTATATGGTCTATGTGGAATCCTGTACTTATATTAACATTACAATATACACATTGATTTTTTTGCTTATATAAAATCAAATTTATATCTTTTTTTGTAAAAGACCCGCCAATAGATTTCTTTAACGCCCTTCTTTTTGCCTCATGGATGACACGAGATGTCTTATTTTTTTCGTGCCATTCTTTATTTAATTGCTTATGTTTATCTTTATTTGAACTGTGCCATAACCTACTTTTTAAGTTTCTATCATCTCTATTATCAACGTGATATTTTTTAGAATATAATTTAACTTTATGTGGGTTGTTGGCTCTCCATTTATTTGCATTTAAAAGTAAACACTCGCAACAGTTTCCAGTCTTTGTGTACCTTTCAGAGGTGTGTCCGTTAGGACATTTTTTACCAGTAAAATACCTAACAAGACCACTGTTTAAAGCATCTTTCCTTTTTATAATACGTAAGTTTTGCGTATATGCTCTATTGCTTTTGCTATTCTTTCCGTTGACATTTCTGCCCAGGTGTCTACTTGTGCTGACGATAACCATTTTTGTTCTTGCCCATCTGGCAACTTTATTGTGCCTAGAAGTTTTTCTAAGTCTTTTAGTTGGGCGTCTGTAGCTAGAACAATTTGCGTTGCCTGCTTTTCAATTACTTCTTTCCCATACAATTTTGAGAAATCGTCGTATGACCAAGTAAACGAAATTCCATCTGGAAACCCAAGCAATCTAGATTTTCTAACCTTAGCCAATCTAATAGGACCCGACTTAATTATATTTAAGCACAAATCCAATTCATATTCAAGCTTATCGTAACAATCAAACGTCGAGCCAACCTCAACGCGCTGACCTTTCCCGTCCATACCCCATTCGGATTTCTCATGCGATATAAGAATAACGTTCATGTCAATACGTGACAGCCAATTAACCAAGCGACGCATACGCGCCACCGCTGGTTTCTTGTCCGCACCAAACGCGTTCTTGTCGCCAAGGCGCTCAGCCTCAACACTGATTGCCGTGTTAAACATCTTTGAGATGCTGTCAATTACCAGCGTCTTATAAGTATGTTTTTCTGTGGCAAGTGCCTGGACCTGTTCAATCACCGTATCAAAGTCAATAGAGCCTTGCTCGGGGCCAAAGTATACGCCGCCCGATGCTGCCAGCTTATCCGTATAGTGTGATTGCTTTGCTCCGCCCTCTGTATCAACATAGTAACAAGCTGGGAAGTCTAGCGAGGTAAAAGTTTTACCGACGCCTGGTTTACCGTAGATCAATATTTTAGGTTTACTCGGTTCAGTCGCCTTGGGGGCAACCGCTTTTAGTTTAGTAGCCATTTTAGTATCTCCCTTGTTTGTCCCCCGTTTCGACCCCGGTTGACGATGGGTATAATGCAGATTACACGGTGTAATAGATAAGTCAACAGGTATTTTTAAAATTATTTTGTGCGCGCGAACGATTGAGGCGTTGACAAAGTTCCTTCCCAGGTTATTAAATGTTATTACGTTTTAACACTAAATCCCGCGCGAGAATCACACCATGGCAAAACAGAATGTTCGCAAAAGCTTCTACCTCCCTAAAGAAATCATTGTCTATTTAGAAAACCGGGCCAAGCGAGAGGACCGATCAACCAGTAACATGCTGGCCATAATATTAAAGGACATCGTAACAACCGTTAAATGATTCCGTGGGGGAAATCATGTCTAAAGAAATTGACGAGAACGGGCTTAGAAAGCCTAAAGCGGTCTACACGGTGCCGGAATACTTTGGCGTCCTAGACCAACTTGACGAGGTTGAAAGCGAGCTTGCACAGACACGTGACCAGTTGATTGATGCCCAAGATGATGTTGACTATTACAAATCACTCGTTGATTTGCCTGAGCCTAAAGATGACGGCTTAAAATACATCCATGCCAAGGACATTGACGTTGACTTAAACCAGACTGATTTTGTCCAGGGTATACTTGGTCATGGTCAGTTTTCCGTAATTTACGGGGAAAGCAACTGCGGCAAGACATTTTTTATGACTGACCTTTGCTTTCACATTGCCTTGGGCCAGGAATGGCGCGGTAGGCGTGTAGAGGGGGGAGGCGTCGTTTACGTGGCTATGGAAGGCTCTATAGGCCTAAAGAAGCGTGTGGCGGTCTTTAGGGCGCATTACGGGCAAAACCCCGACGGCTTTGTCATGGTGCCCAGCCAGGTTGATTTCATGGACCCACACGGCAACATTAAAGAGTTTGTTGGTTTACTTGAGGTTGCCAAGCGTGACCTTGGCTCTATTCGCATTGTCGTAATTGATACCCTGGCCCGCGCTATCGCCGGCGGGGATGAAAATAGCGGCCAGGACATGGGTATGCTCGTAAAACATGCGGACATGATTAGGTCAAAGACTGGGGCCCACGTTTGCTTTATTCACCACAGCGGGAAAGATGCCCTTAGGGGTATGCGGGGGCATAGTTCCCTTAAAGCGGCCATTGACACAGAGATAGAGATTTCTAGGGCCAATGATGCCGATTTTAGCACCGTACGCGTGATTAAGCAGAGGGAGATGGAAAAGGGCCAGGAGATGGCCTTTGAGCTACACAAGGTCGTCCTAGGCGTTAATCCGTATGGGGAAGAGGTTTCTAGTTGTGTGGTCATTGACCGTGCACTTGAAGTTAAGGCCAAGAAGGCACCTAAGGACCCATTAACACCAGGTCAAAGATTTGTCTATGACGCGATTGTTGCGGCAATGATTGACAGCGGGAAGCAGATTGTCCCCTATAAGGGTATGCAGCCAGTTAGGGCAGTTAGCTATGACGAGATTAAGACGCATCTTGAGCGCAAGGGTTATAAAACATTCCTCAAGCTTGATGACGAATTAGACCAAAAGATTGTCGCCAGCAAGACAAAAACAACTACCTATAATGCCCGCGCCGCCCTTCAAACTAAGGGGTTCATCCATTTCAATCAGAATTGGGTGTGGTTGGCTGATATATCTGTATAGATACATATAATCTAATTAAATCAAATAGATAAGCGTTTTGGTTGTATCTTTTTATGCGCGCATAAATCGAGTACAACTTTGATATGTAAAGAATAATGTCTTTATTTATCAAAGGTTTAATTTAGATAATAATTTTCGGGATGGTTCCTGGTCGGGGTTACGCAACGGCGTCGGAACGCCTAAGCGTAACACCTGGCCATGGAAGAAGTCAAGCGGGAATTGGAAAATGGGGTAAAATAGTTTGTAATTTTGTTTCTTTTTTTAATTTGCATGGTTAGACCGTGAAATACGCAATAATATTAGTTACATTTAATGTTGACGGGCTGGGTATTTGTTGTTACATTTAATCATGGACAACAAGAACAAAGGAGAAAACAAAATGAACGCTCAAATCACAAAACAACAATGGTTCGATAATATGTGTGCATCAGTACGCCGTAAATTGGACGCAGATATGAATGATCTTGGTATGTCATATGATGATGCACGTGAGAGCGTTGAAAAACGTAGCACTGCCGGTAAAGATGTGTGGGCTATAATGGATAAGGAGTTCGGGGTATGAACACAGCCCGTAGTAAAGCCTTGATCGAAATAGCTATCATGATCAATTCCATGGGTGACTGCACCATTGAAGACATCATTGAACGCTTAGTAATGATGTCAAATGATGATGACGTTGAATTGCGCAACTGCATCCTATTGGCCATATCTGAAGAACATAGCGGTAACCGGGAAGAGGGTGAACGAATTGCAGATAGTGTGTTTCATGCTGTGAAGGATTTAATAGCATGATTAATCTTACTTCTTATGAGTACATAGACCGAGCAGTCAGCGAACTAGATGGTTGCTTGGAGAGCGATAAGTTTGAAAAGAACTTAGACAGCGACGATAGGGCCATGATCGCAGAGGCTATGGAAATATTGACAGAACTAAGGAGATGGTATCGTGGAAAACATTAGACCATGTAAAAAATGCGGGCATCCTCCGGTGAGGTTTGAAATGAATTTTGGTTCTATCTGTATAAACCCATTCGGAGACAAGCCGTTTTCGACAGATAGGTGGGAGGCCTATTTCGGGTGTATAAACCCTGAATGCGGTAAAAATACTGATAAGGCAATCAACAAATGGAACGAAGCACAGAAATGATCCACAAAAACAAACATGGCCGCCCACGTAAAGAGCCAACTAAAGTTATACGTGTTCCTGTTAGCATGGTAACCGCTATTTTAAAGCTAATAAAAAAAGTTCCTTGACGGCGAATCTATATTTTTGTTAATATTCCCTTAGGACGTGCTGCCGCCTTAAAAGCATAATATCCCCTCCCTAGATGCCGCCGTGGCACGTCCACCCTCTTTTTAAAAGGACCGTTACCATGAAAAAAGGTAAACCGAAGCCCAAGCCGCCTAAGTGCTAATATGAAATCTAACGCCTTGAAACAGGACAAGATTAGTACTATTTCGGCCCCTAAAAAGGAAATTGTATATAGGACAACTTCGGTCCTGATTCCGTATGCAAGAAACAGCCGCACGCATTCCCCGCAACAAACCCAGCAGATCGCCGCGTCCATAAAAGAGTTTGGGTTTACCAACCCTGTCTTGATTGACGAAGACAATGGCATTATAGCCGGACACGGGCGCGTACAGGCGGCGCAACTCCTTAAGATGGATGAAGTGCCGTGCATTGTGCTTGCTGGCCTGTCGGAGGCTAAAAAGCGGGCATACGTTATCGCGGACAATAAACTGGCCATGAACGCTGGGTGGGACGATGAGATGCTGCGCCTGGAATTACAGGATTTAATTGATTCCGGCTTTGACGTGGACCTTACGGGGTTCTCGCAAGAGGAAATTGACAAGCTGATGCCCAAGCAGGTTGAGGGCTTGACGGATGAGGACGCGGTGCCTGAAACACCCGAAACGCCTGTGACGGTGCCAGGCGATATTTGGATTCTGGGAGACCACCGCTTGATGTGCGGAGATTCAACCAGTATTGAGCAGGCTGAAAAGTTAATGAATGGCGTTAATGCCGACCTTGTTTTTACAGACCCACCGTACAATGTGGCCTATTCTGGTCGAGGGCAAAATAATCTTGGGAAAATTAAAAACGATGATATGTCTGACAATGAATTTGAGCAGTTTTGTCGTGACGTATTTTCAACCTATCATGCAGTTATGAAGCCATTAGCGTGTATTTATGTGTGCCACCCCGATAGCCAGTCAGCCCCTAAATTGGCTTTTGAAAAAACCTTTGCAGAGCAATTCAAAAAGTCTAGCACAATAATCTGGATGAAGCAGTCCGCTGGAATGGGGTGGCAGGATTACCGCGCCCAGCACGAACCCATTTTGTATGGGTGGAAAGATGGTGGTAAGGGCAGCCACTTCTTTTGTGGGGATAGGACAAAGACAACCATCTGGAAGATAGGCCGGGACGCTCAAGCGAGTTATGTACACCCAACACAAAAGCCAGTTGCCCTCCCAGAAGAGGCAATAAACAATAGCAGTAAGGGGCAGGATGTTGTCCTCGACCTATTTGGTGGGTCTGGGTCAACTCTTATTGCATGCGAAAAGACTGGCCGCGTCAACCGCAGTATGGAACTCGACCCAAAGTACTGCGACGTAATCATCAAACGCTGGCAAGAATTCACAGGAAAACAAGCGACACACGCAGAAACAGGGGAGGCATTCAATGGTAATGGGGCAGCCGCTTAAGTACGGAACACCTGAAAAACGCCGCAAGATGTGGGATAACTTTCTAGCTCATGTTTCTAGTGGCCTGTCTATGAAGTCATTCCCTGATTGTGACGAGGACACGTGCTTTTCTTACGCCGATAGGTTCCCCGAGGATTGCCCCTGGGAGGAGCTTGCTGAGGCGCGGCGCAAGGGATTGTTGTTCTGGGAGAAGCTAGGTGTCGCTGGTACGACTGGCAAATTGCCTGGTTTTAACCCCGCTACCTGGATCTTTAACATGAAAAACCGTGCGGGTTGGACTGATAAGGTCGACAACACTTTGATAGGTCCTAATGGAGGGTCCATACAAATAGATAATAAGATAGACATAACTTCTAAACTATTAGCCCTCATGCCCACAGAGGAGCTTAAGGCAATACTCAATGAAAATAGAAGCGACGCCACGACAGATTGAGCTAGAGATTGCACGACGCGCCCAGAATAAAATAGACTATTGGTTCCCTGAAATGGGGCCCTTCGCCTATCATAAATACCCCAAGCACATGCAATTCTTTGCCGATGGTGCGCTCTTTAGAGAGCGTGTCCTTATGGCTGCCAACCGTGTTGGAAAGACCGAAGGCGGGGCATACGAGGTTGCTTGCCACTTAACCGGTGAATATCCTGATTGGTGGGTCGGAAAACGGTTTAATCAACCGGTTAATGCCCTTGTCGCTGGCGAAACTGGCAAGCTTGTGCGCGACTCAATACAGTCTAAGTTATTAGGCCCTGCCGGGTATCAGGGTACTGGAATGATACGCGGCAGCGCAATAATGGACAAGCGGAGTAAATCAGGGATACCAGACGCCGTTGACGTTGCCTATATACGCCATTCGACGGGCGGACCGTCTATTCTACAATTCCAGTCCTATGACCAAGGGCGAGAGGCTTTCCAGTCAACAGAACGTGACATTATATGGTTTGACGAGGAGCCACCAATAGCCGTCTATTCAGAGGGCCTTATCCGTACAATGACCACAAACGGGATAGTCATATCAACATTCACGCCGTTAAAGGGCGTATCTGAAACGGTTATAAGTTTACAGGATAAGCATACCCAAGGCCTTATATCATTAACGATTGCCACTTGGGATGACGCGCCACACTTAAGCGAAAAAGACAAAACAGATATGATGGCATCCTTGCCGCCTCACCAAAGGGATGCGCGGTCTAAGGGTGTGCCAGCCCTTGGGTCTGGGGCTGTGTACCAGGTGCCGGAAAGAGATATTATTTGCGAGCCATTCGATATCCCAGAGCACTTTAAAAAGCTTTATGGCCTTGATGTTGGCTGGAACAACACCGCCGCATGTTGGGGTGCACTCGACCCCGAATCCGGTGTCATTTATGTCACGTCCGATTACAAGCGAGGACAAGCCGAACCAGCTGTGCACGCCGCAGCTATCAGGGCGCGTGGCCCGTGGATGACTGGGGCGATTGACCCTGCAAGCCGTGGCCGGTCGCAACATGACGGGGAGCAGTTAATCAACCTGTATCGAGTGCAAGAGCTAAAGTTAATGCTTGCCGACAACGCTGTTGAGGCCGGAGTGTTTGACGTTTACGAACGATTATCGACGGGCCGGATCAAGGTTTTTAAGACGTGTTCCCAATTCTTCGAGGAATACCGCCTTTATCGCCGCGATGAACGCGGCAAGATAGTCAAGCAAAACGACCATATTATGGATGCCTTTAGGTACATGGTTAGGAGCATTGTTGAATACGGCTCAACTAAAATCCTAAACAAGCCGGACCCCTACGCCAGGAACGATTCGCGTAATTTATCATATATGGGTTATTGATTTCATATTGGTAACAATGTTATACTGTCTATCACCACAGACATTCGTCGTGGTTTATCAGGCGCGCATTATAAGCACAGCCCTAAAAAGATTAACATCTTTAAGGGTTTTCTATGCCTGAAATTGTCCAAAAATCTGACATTGTTGAACGCGCACAAGATAACTACAAACGCGATAAAGAGCATTGGGACGATAATTACCGCAAAGCGTTAGATGACCTAGAGTTTCTGTCAGACGACGATTTTGCCCAATGGGATCCCAAGGATTACCAAGCCCGCGTGCAAGCCGGTAAACCCGCCATCACCGTCGATCAGCTATCCCAATTCTGCCACCAAGTTATTAATGAAGCGCGTATGAATACGCCGTCTATTGGCATTATTCCTGCCGACGGCGAATCGTCAATGGAAAACGCCGAGTTAATCAAGGGCCTTATTCGTAATATCGAATATGTATCAGGTGCCGACGATGCATACGACACGGCTGTCAATTACAGCGTTAAGTCATCCATTGGCTTTATTCGCGTTGACTTTGACTATGTTGACGAAACATCGGATGACCTAGAGCTGCTTATTCGTGGCGTTAAGAACCCGTCGGCGGTCTTGATTGACTGTGACTCGACCGAATCTGACGGCTCGGACGCTATGCATGCGTTTGTTGTCGATAAAATCACTGTCGAGAAATTTAAACTACAATACCCCGATAAAGAAGTTTGCTGTTTTGATAATGACACAATGTCATTTAAGGACAACGAATTCATCACCGTTGCCGAGTACTTTGAGATAGAGGAAGTGTCAGCAGGCAAGACACCGGGTGGCCGCGAGATTAAGAAAAAGGTCGTTAAGCGGTACAAGCTGTCGGGCAAGGAAGTGCTAGAGGAATCAGTATTCCCCGGTAAATATATCCCTGTTGTGCCTGTATACGGCGAAGAAGCTTGGATTGACGGCAAGCGGCACCTGTTAAGCCTTATTCGCAAGGCCAAGGGCCCGCAACAGATGTATAACTATTGGAAGTCCATCGAGACGGAACTTCTACAGAAACAATCCCGCGCCAACTTTATCGCCGCCGCTGGTCAGACAGAGGACTACGCCGAAGACTGGACAAATCCAGACAAGGCCGTCGTGTTGCGCTACAAGGCGACCGACTCACTTGGCAATCCCATCGGTATGCCCCAGAAGCTACCGCCCCCTGATAGCCCTATTGCCTTTATCAACGCATCACGCATGGCGATTGATGACATCAAGGCCACGATGGGCATTTATAATGCATCCTTGGGTATGCAGTCCAATGAGACATCGGGTATCGCCATTCAACGTCGTCAACAAGAAGGTGACGTTGCGACGTTCCACTTCCTAGACAACCGCGACAAAGCCATTACCCAAATTGGGCGCATTTTGGTTTGCGCCATCCCTGAAGTTTACAACACGCCGCGCGCCCTACGCATTATTGGTGAAGAAGAAGACCAAAAAGTCGTGGGTGTTAACGGCATGATGATGCCTGACCAAAAAGAAGAGTATGACCTGTTGCGCGGTAAATACGACGTTAAGGTTGTGACTGGCGCGCCGTTCACCACACGCCGCCAAGAGGCTGCCGACTTCTTTACGCAAATCGTCACGTCACAGCCACAACTCATGACCGTTATGGGCGACTTGCTGTTTAAGAATATGGATTTCGCCGGTGCCGAAGCCATGTCATCACGCATGAAAAAGCTGGTCGATCCCAAGCTCTTAGAAGATGACGACAATGTTGACCCCATGACGCAGCAGCTTGCTATGCAGCTTGAACAGGCGCAGGCGCAATTCCAGATGGCGCAACAAGAAATGGCTGCGTTGCAAAAGCAATTAGAAGACAAGTCAGCCGAGTTAAACATCAAGGCGCAATCAGAGGCTATCAAGGCCGACGATAACCAGGCCCAGAACCAACTAGAAGCCCTGCGTATCCAAACCGACGAACGCATGAAGCAAGCCGAGCTAGAGCTTAAAGCCGCCGAGCTTGCCCTTAAATCCCGCCAACTCGACATCGAAGAGCAAAAGATTATGGCCGAGCTGTCCATGAAAAACCAACAGATGGAAATGGACCAGGCCAACGAAATGATTAAGCGTGCGGACGATATCGCAGCGCAGACGCCACAAGTGGTTGTCACCGAAATCGGGGGCTATCCCTGATACGCATTGCATATTGCATGCGTCATATAAAATGAGGTATACTTATGACTGACACTCTGGACATTCAGTCCGCCGCGCCCTCAGAGGCTGCCACCGTACCTGAAGTCGAGACCGCCGCTAAAGAAACACCTGAGTCAGAGGCTGAGCAATCGCCAGACGATGCCAAGCCAGAAGACGAAATGGTTGTTTTCCCAAAGAAGGCAATTAACGCGTTAGCCCATCGCGATAGAAAAATAGGCAAGCTAAAAGCTGAAACCGCCGCTCTGCGTGCCGAGTTAGACCAATTTAGGTCATCTCAGGCAACCAATCAGAAAACCCCCAATACACAACAAGCCGCTGCCAATAATGGTCCACAAGAGGACGATTTTGACAGTTATGGGGACTATCTAATCGCACGTGCCAAGTTTGAGCTGAAGCAAGAACAACAAGGCGAGACATCTAAAAGACAAGCCGAGCAAGTTTCGGCGCAAAAAGCCCAGTGGGCCGCAGAACGTGAACAAACCATTGCATCTAAAGTGGTTGATTACAAGAAAACGGTTCCGGACTTTGAAAGCGTCGTAAACGAAGCGGCTGATATTGCAGATGACTTTCCGGAATACATTGTTGATGCTTTCTATGAAGCGGATGATGGCGCGTTAGCGTTCTACAATCTCGCAAAGCAAGGGAAGCTTGAGGCACTAGCGTCTATGTCCCCCACACGGGCGGCCATGGAAATCGCCAAGGCTCAAGGTTCATTACCTGTATTTCAACAAAACCAAACAAACACTCTTAGACCAATGGCCCCGGCCAGAGGGACAGGGGTTACATCAAAACCACTTTCTGACCTATCGGAAGCTGAGCTTCTAAAACGTTGGAAACTTTAACCTTAAAGGAAGACTATCATGGCTAACGTAAATAATACCATCAAAGGGGGCCCTGGCCTCTTTTTGAAAGCTGCCGCTAAACTCTTGGAAGATGAATTACAATTCACCAAGTCGATCGAAAAGGCCCCGGCCGAAGATTACAATGGTAAAAACGGCTACTCGGCCGGCGATACCGTGTACATCAGCAAGCCAGCTCGTTATGTACCCCAAACCACGTCTGACATTACTTCAAGCATTCAAGACAGCGTTGAAGAAAAAGTCGCCTTGGTTCTGGACATCAACTCGACTGTCGGTATGCAGTTGAGCTCGTTGGAACTCGCAACCGAAGTGCAAGTTAAAGACGCCGTTGAGCGTTTTGGTAAGCCCGCTGTTTCAGCGATTGCCCAGAACGTCGAGCAGCGTATGTTGCAAGCGATGACCCGCGCGACCTACAACCAAGTCGGTACGGCTGGTTCGACCCAGTTTGCGCCCGACGACATCTTGGCTGCACGTGAAAAAGTCAACAAGTTCTTGTGCCCGAAGGATGACAGCCGTTATTTCCTGTCGGATTCGACCGCCAATCGCTTGGCTGTTGGTGCTCGTAAAGGTCTGTTCCAATCAGCTTCGGAAATTGCTGAACAGTACAAAATGGGCGCAGTTGGTAAAGCTGACAGCTTCACTTGGTTAGAAAACGAACTGTTGTACGTCCACACACGCGGCACACAAGCCGTGACCGGTGCGACTGTTAACGGTACGCTCTCGGGCCAAGGCGTTGCAACGATGAACGTAACCGGCACCTCGGGCGGTACGCTCAAGGCTGGCGACGTGTTCACGGTTGCTAACGTGTTCGCTGTTCATCCGATCACCAAGCAAGTTTATCCTTTCTTGCAACAGTTTGTTGTGACTGCGGATAACACCGCTTCGGGTACGGCTTATACTGGCGTGACGTTCTCCCCGGCTATCTACACAACCGGTGGTCGTCAAAACGTCAACTCGTTCCCACAAGGTTCGGCTGCTATCGTCATCCAAAGTGGCGCAGTAAGCACGTCCTTCACGAACAGCTTGGCTTACCACAAGTCGGCTTTCCGTATGGTCTCTGTACCGTTGGTAATGCCGAAATATGCTGAAATCGCTGAACAGTACACCTCGGAAGCTGGTTTCACCATCGCCTTGATCCGTGACTTCGACGTTCTGCAACGCCGCATGATTACCCGCCTTGACTTCCTTGGTGGTGTGGCCGCTGTGCGTCCGGAATGGGCTTGCCGCGTAACTGCTTAAGATAATTGACGGGGGTGTAAAAACCCCCGTCTTTCTTAATTTTAATTAAAAGGAATAAAAAATATGTCTACAGGAATCACAATGGGGAACGCCTCAAACGTTTCCTTGGTTACCGTAACTTTTGACGTTGCATCGGTTGCAGCCGCTACCACGGTGCAACAAACTGTGACAGTGCCGGGCGTACAACTTAACGATTACGTTGTTGTTACAAACGGAACACACACAGCCGGGTTGTATTTTGGGCAGTGTCGTCCAAGTGCGGCAAACTCTGTTTTTATAACGATTGCCAACGTGACCGCTGGTGCCCTCGATCCAGCTTCGCAAACTCTGACTTTCTTGGTCGTGCGCGCTGAATCACAACCGATTAAAACTATTGTAGCTGACTAATTTAATGCCCCCTAACGGGGGCGTTATTTAACATTTTGAAAGGTTTATAAAATGAGCAACCCCGCAGATATTAATAGCGCGCAGTATGTCCTCGCTTCTTTATCAACAGCTAGCGCGGCTGTTACGGTAGAAGAAATATATAAAAGCATTTCCCGTGTAATTGTTGACAATACAGCCGGTTCCTCCCCTGTATTTGTTGTCTCTGGCATAACATCACCGACCGCTGTATTCCCTAGCTCTGCTACGGTAGCTTCTGTTGGCTCGGTGGTTGGTGCCGGTACAGTGCAAACATACATGAAGGACCCAAACCATAATTTTATCGCTGCGATTCGCCAAAGCGGAACGGCTGATTTGTATATTAAACTAACCCAAGGTGATTAATCATGGCAACTGGCCTTGATATTATCAAAGGTGCTTTGCGCAAGATTGGGGCCTTGACTAAGAGCGAGGCACCCGACGGTGACGAGGCACAAGACGCCTTGAACACCTTAAACGCTATCTTGTCATCTTGGTCAAACGAGGCGAACAAGGTTTATGCCCGCACGACTGAAACATTTAATACCGTAACAAACACGGCAAGCTATACTATTGGCACAGGTGCCACGTTTAATACGTCGCGCCCTATTAAGATTATAAGCGCTTATACAAGAAATGGTGGCAGTGATGATTATCCCGCTGATATTATTACTGACGAAAACTACGCTATTATTTGCCAGAAAGCTGTTACAGGCCGTCCATATTATTTAAATTACACAACTGCATACCCGAATGGCGTCATTAAACTGTGGCCCGTGCCTGACAAGGTTTACCCCCTTACGCTTGTTTCTGAAAAAGAACTATCGAGCGTGACATTAGCCGGTGACGTAGCTTTCCCGCCGGGATGGGAGCGTGCTTTGACTTATGCCCTGGCTGTTGACCTAGCCCCTGAATACGGCCAGCCAGTCGATCAAGCCCTTTATTCTGTTGCCCAAGATGCCATTGCCAAAATCGAGGCTGGTATTATGCGCACGCGGTCAATGGATCAAGTTAATCAATTGTCGGTCTGGAATATATTCACTGGCTATAACCAAAGATAAGGGTGTGACGTGAAAATCGGTGTTGTCGGCCCCTCTTATCAACAAAGATCGCTGCCTTTCGATGCACAGCGGACGATTAACCTTTTTCCTGTTTTTGACGAGCAGGGAAAAGAGGTTGCAGCGTTGTACGGAACTCCTGGCCTGGAAGCTTTTGCAACAGCAGGAGACGGGCCGGTCCGTGGTGGTTTTGCGAGTACGAACGGTCGCGTTTTCTTTGTCTCTGGCGACTCTCTCTATGAAGTCTTATCCGCTGGCGGCGCGGCGACGTTTCGCGGCACGTTAAACACAAGTACGGGCAACGTCACGATTGACGAAAACGCCACGCAGCTTTTTATCTGTGACCAAGAAGACGGTTATATCTTAACCTATTCATCAAACATCTTTGCCCAAGTTACTAGTGCTTTCCCCTTGGCGGGCACTGTTACATTTATCGATGGTTACTTTGTTGTAAATCAAAATGATACGGGAAAATTTTATGTCTCGGCTTTAAACGATGGTTTTACCTGGGATGCGCTAGACTTTGCCACCGCAGAAAGTAGCCCCGACAGACTTGTGCGTGTTGTCCGGGCAATTGGGCAATTGTGGCTTTTAGGCAACAAAACATCTGAAATCTGGACCAACACGGGCACCGCGTCTTTCCCATTCCAAAAGATATCAGGCGCCGAGCTAACAACGGGCACCATGGCCGCGCATACGGCTGTTGAGATGGGTTCTACCTTGTATTGGGTAGGTGAATCAGACGAAGGACGTGGCATTGTTTACCGGGCAAATGGGTTTACTCCGCAGCGTATTTCTACCGAGGCAATAGAGATATTTATTTCTAAGGCCACAAGCCCAGACAATCTATCAGCTTTCAAATACCAACAAGACGGTCACGAATTCTACATCTTAACGGGTGGCGGGCTAGAAACTACACTCGTTTATGACATTACGACCAACCTATGGCATGAGCGTTCATTCTTAAACGAACTTGGCGTGTCCGAAACGCACCTCATGACCTGCGTTGTTTTTGGCTTTGGTTATTACTTAGTTGGTGACCGACGCAACGGAAATATTTACAAAATGAAGCTTGACGTGTATAATGATAACGGCTCGGCTATTGCTAGAGAGCGTATTTATACACACCTAAGCGACGAAGGCCGTCGCGTGCGTTATAATAAATTACGTATAGGCTTTGAGACGGGCGTAGGCCTCCAGACTGGTCAGGGTTCAGACCCTCAAGTCAACTTGCAGCTAAGTCGCGATGGCGCAAGGACATTTTCAGATTCATTTACGGCTAGCTTAGGTGCAGTCGGTCAATATAGATCGAGTGTTGAATTTCGCCGTCTTGGCATTGCTGAGCAAATGACTTTCAAGATTCGTGTCACAGACCCCGTTAAAGTTGCAATTATAGGTTCTTATCTAGAATGACCTCGAACGTCGCACCACCGCCAGTACGTGATTTTATCATTGGCCCAGACGGCAAGACAAACCTGTCTTGGGTGTTGTTCTTTAATAACATATTTGAGGGTGACACGGGGGCACTGTGGACGCCAACCTTTACAAGTTTGACTACGGTTGGCACACCGACGATTACTGGTAAATACCTTATGTTGACACGGCGTGTGGTGTATTTTTGGGCCAAAATTGTACCGGCAACAAGTACATCTTCAACAGCCGGAACAACTTATATTAACAACTTCCCTCTGACTTTTGCCTCTGATGGCATTGTTTTTGCGGTGACTGGCAACCTTGGGGATGGCCCTGGTCACATTGTATCAAGCAATAATAGAATTTATACACCATCTTGGAGTGGGGTAACGGTGCCCCTAACTGTGGTTGGAATTGGAGAGGTGACAATATGAAACAAGAAATTCAGAAAATAGCTGATAAAGGCCGTATGGGAGATAGTGTTGTTGCACACCTTACCCCAGGCGAGATCGTTTTGCCGCGTGAAGTTATAAATGACCCAGAAATGACATATATGCTTAAGCAATATTTTATTAGAAAAGATATTCCTTTTGATCGTTTTGTTGTTGGAACGGAAGAGAACAGCATAAATCCCGAAACTGGTATGCCAGAATTTGGGTGGTGGAAGAAGGCTGTTAAATCTATTTTTGGCGGTCTTGGGTCTATGAGTAAAAAGGTATTTACTACCGTTGCTCCGCTTGCTTTAATGGCGATTCCTGGTATTGGAACGGCAGTTGGTAGCGCATTACTCGGGGCGGGCGCTGCCGGGGCATCTACATTAGGCAGCGCACTAGTTGGTGCGGCCGGTGGGGCACTTAGTGGTGGTGGTCTTAAGGGGGCGCTCATTGGGGGGGCCACAGGAGGCATTGGGGCCAACCTAGGAGGTATTGGGCAACAAACCCTAGGATTGTCTAATACTCAATCTGCGGCCCTTGGCGGGGCTTTACAAGGCGCTGGCGCTGGCGCGGCGACTGGCCAAGGTTTAAAGGGCGCGTTAATTGGCGCGGGATTAGGTGGCGCGGGCGGTTATGCTTTAGCTGGCGGACTACCTAAAACCTTAGGCACGCCATCTGGCGTAGGCCCGTATGGCCCAATGAGTGGATCTGGAGCGGTTGGTACATTAACGCGCAACATCCCCAGCTTAGGCATGAATACGCCGGGGATTGTGCCACAACAAAAAGAAACAATTGGTGGAGTTTTAGCACAATCAGGAACAGGTGGCGGTATGTTTAGCATGAAAAATATAGGTACGATTGCCAGCAACTTGCAGCAATATAACCAACAAGACAAGCTTAAAGAAGAATTGTTGAAAGCCCAACAGCGCGCCGAAGCTGGTTTTGCGCCGTATAATGAAGCTGGGAAAGCTGGCCTTGCAAACATCATGAAGGGCTTCGACCCTGGCGATATCACGCAAAACAGTGGTTACCAATTCCGCCTGAGCGAAGGCCAGAAAGCCCTTGAACGGTCAATGGCTGCCCGTGGTATGTCGCAATCAGGTGCAGCGTTGAAAGCCGCACAAGAATATGGCCAAAACCTAGCCGCCGAAGAGTATGACAACGCGTATCGTCGTTGGTATGCGGAAAACTCTGGGTTAGCTAACAGTGGGCAAACTGCCGCAAGAGATTTGGCTCCAGTCTATGAAAATATGGGTGACGCCGCAAATAATGCGCGTGTTGCTAAATCTAACCTGGTTAGTAAAACATTGTCTCAAGTATTAGGCGGCACTGGCAACCTGGTTGAAATCGGCGTCGATAGGAACGGTCGCAAGATTTACCAAGACGAATCCACTGGAGAGATTAGTTATGGGGCCTAACTTTGCTAGCATCTTGCGCGGCACAGGTACGCAGCAACAAGATATTTATGACTTACAAAACCAAGAAGACCCCAACATGTTTGGGCAACAGCCTATGCAAAATGGTTTCTTGGCTGCGTTACTAGGCCAACAGCCACAAGCGCAAGCGCAAGGACAAGTTAGATACGATATGTTTGGACAAAGCAACACCCCGGCAATGATGCGTCGTTATTTTTAAGAGGTTATTATGGCAGATTTAAGTGTATTTGGGCGTTTAAAGAGTAAGGAAGACTATGACCGCGAAGAGCAAGCGTTTCAGTTGGCGCGGCAAGAAAAGCTATCTGGTTTGCAAAATGACAGGGTCAGCAGAGAGACCGCACAGCGCCAAAACATGTACCCGGACATAGATAAGCTGGGCGAGGTGGCAATATTTAAGGCCGCCCAAGGTATGGAATTAAGCCCGCAAGAAACTGCTGCCGCGCGGTTTGTTAATGCTAAAACAATGGGTATCGGTTTTGACCCTGCAACTCAAAATATTTACCAAAAGCAACCATTATCAGAAAGATTGGGTATAGACCTTTCTGGCGGTCCAGTACGCCAGTCTAACGCTGTCCAACCTATGCCAGACGATCAGATAGATAATCTATTCCCTACGCCGGCCGGCGGAAGAACCGCGCCACCACCAGCACCACGTACGTTTTCAGCTGATAACCCAGCCGACGCGCCACCCGCCAAAAATGAATACGACCAAGCATATGAGGCGGCACTAGAGGCGGCAAAGGGTAATGCAAAATTAACGCAAGAAATTACAACTAATTACTTAAAATCTAAAATGGAATTTAATGAAAACCAGGCGAAGGCCGCTGGCTTTGCGGAACGCATGCGTGTTTCTAACCCTATTATTTCAGATACAAATAAACAAAAGGCTGGGCAATCTATGGCCCAAAAGGCGTTAGATGCAATACCATTGCTTGGGAATTATGTGGTATCTGATGATTACCAAAGTTTTAACCAGGCGCAGCGTGATTTTATCAACGCACAATTACGGCGCGAATCAGGCGCAGTTATTAGCCCAGAAGAATTTGCAAACGCCCGACTGCAATATTTCCCACAACCTGGCGACAGCGACTCGGTGGTGGCTCAAAAGGCGCAAAATAGACAATCTGCGGTTGACGCTATGGCAAGGTCGGCTGGCCCAGCCTATAAACCAACAAGTGTTAAACCAATAACGGATATCGGTAAAATACCTATGTCGGCAATTAAAGAATTACGGGTTGCGGTAGAGTCTGGCGATAATGCGGCCATAGAAGAGTTTGACCAAGTTTTTGGCGCGGGGGCCGCAAAAAAGGTGATTAAATAATGGCCAATCGTTTTGAAAAATATAATCAAGTGGACCAACAGGCTGCCGTAAATCAACCTAGCAATAGGTTTGCCAAATACGATAAAACTGTAGAGGCCGCAAAACCAGACGCGCCCGGCTATTTTGAGCGTTTAAACCAAGACATCTTGCGCCGTGGCAAAAATGTCGGCGAGTCCATTAAAGGTACTAACTTAAACCCCACTGCTGGTACTAAATTCCAGACGCCACTTCAAACAGCTATGCAGGTTGGCGGCCAGGGGGCCGGGTTAATCACAGACGCACTTTTGGTGCAGCCAGCTATAAGCGCATTTAATTATGCCCCAGACAGCGTTAGGCAATACTTAAAAGAAGGCGTTAATGCCGTGGCAGAAAGTGCGCCTGGACGGGCTGTCGGTTCTGTTGCTGGGCCTGTAGTTGAAGGATATAAAGATTTTGCCAAAGATAACCCGGTCTTGAATAGAGACCTTGGGGCGGCGGTCAATCTTGCTGGTTATTATACCCCGATTGGAAATACATCACTTGCCACGATAACAGCTAATACACCAAAGGTAATTGGTAAGGCCGCAGCAAAGACAGGAAATGCGATTGTTGGGGCCCCGTTCGCAGTTGGACGTGGCATATATAATGTTGCCGACAAAACAACAGACGCGGTTGCCGGTGGTATTTCTAACAAGATAATAAAGACGGGGATTCCTAAAGAAATATTAAAAACGGCAACCGGTGTTAAGCGCTCCAACGCTGAAATATTGTTTTTAGATACATTACGAAAAGAAGGTGTATCTATAGATGACGCATTGGCGCAGCTTGCTGATGCACGCGGTATGGGTGTCACGCCGTCTGTTGCGGTTACATCTAATATACCGCAAATGCAAACACAGGCATATTTAACGTCTAGGGGTTCTTCTGGTTCTAAGGTTGCCGCCGATGCTGTTAAAGAAATCCGCGAAGTACAAATACCCAAGCTAAATACAAAACTAATTGAAACCGCAACTGGAGCTCATGCCGTAGGGGCAGAACAATATGGTTCTGTGGCTGCGGCTCAAGCGCGCGATATCGTCGGCAAAAAGGTTAAAATGCTGCAAACCCGCGCCAAGCCTTTCTACGAAAGAAGCGTCGGGGTTGATAAATCTGTGCCTGTACAGTCGCCACAATTACAAAAAGCCCTCCAAAACAGCGTAGTCGTAAAAAGCTTAGACGACTGGCGCGTCGACCCATACACTGTGACAAACGTCAAGAATGAGCTGGCCCAGCTTGGAGTTGACCCCGGCGACTTACAAAAGCTGCCTTACAACTCAACAGTTTCTCTGCATGCTGCGCGCACTCATTTGCGTGGCCAGGCAGATGTTGCCTTCAGAAATGGTGATTCCCAAGCTTATAAAGCCATTAAATCGGCTTTGACTGACATTGATAACGCTGTCGAGTCATCTTTTCCAGACTATAAAACCGCGCGCCGGATTTATAGCGAAGATGCTGGGGCGTTAAAGACCTTGAAAGATAGCCCAATAGGTAAAATGGCCGAAGCTGTTGACGGCGATTATAGCAAAATAGCAGACGGGTTTATGAAGAAGGACCCCCAATATATTAAGAAAACATTATCTACCGCAGACCAAAAAATGAAAGACGCGATTGCTGGGGCTTTCTTAAAGCGTCAACTTGAGGAAGCGTCAAAGGATGGTTTGCGTTTTAGTGACAAAGTTTTCCGCAGCCAAGGGAATGCGGAAAGACTTAGGGCTATTGTTGGCCTGGAGCGGTTCGACAAAATGAAAAAGATTGACGGGATAGTTGATCAGTTGTTTGAAACCCAAGCGATGGGCAAGCAATCTATAACGGCGGCTGCCCAAAGCTTAGAACGTGGCGTGACTATCCCGACAAGCATTAGCGATGCTCTTATGTCTGTGCGTGCCAAGATAGCGCCAACACTTCTCGACATGGTAAATAAGGACCCGATACAGGCAAAGCGATATAATGAATTGCTTTTGACTGGCGAAGGTGGTAAACTTCTAGACAGCATATCTCTCGGAAAAGCGACCGCCGACGACTTTAAAAAGATTGGTGGCTTCCTTAATAAGAATGCGTCAAAAATCACACAATCGACGGTGAAATAATGGCGGTTCTTTACACCCCCCACTTTATGCAATTTTTCGACGACAACGGGGACCCGCTGTCCCTTGGGAAGCTATACACTTACACCGCAGGTACTAATACGCCAAAGGCAACATATACAGACGCCGGCGGGTTAACACCAAATGCAAACCCCATTATTCTCGATTCTGCCGGGCGTGCGGTGATTTTTATAGACGGGTCTTATAAATTCCGCTTAGAAACAGCCGCAAGCGTTCTAGTGCGGGAAGTTGATAACGTTTCGGCATTTACGACCTCGGCGGTGACAATAGATTCTATTTTACCAAACCAATCTGGAAACGCTGGCAAGTTTTTAACCACAAACGGGGCCACTTCTAGCTGGGGCACTGTAACTGCCGGCGGGCCAACTTTTGGCGCCCCGATCAACACAACATCTGGTACGGCAATAGATATTACCGGTATTGCATCGACGGCTAGGCAAATTATCATTTCTTTCGATAATGTGAATAATAGTGCTAGCGATAATTTCTTATTACAAATAGGTGATAGTGGCGGAATAGAAACCACAGGGGCCAATGGTGTGTATTGCGCGATTGCTGGTGGAGCTGTTACAACCCCAAATTTTTATGGTTCTGCTATTGTGGCTGTAGATAGAAATGGCACTGCTGTATCTGGCAATATAATACTTAGTTTAGTTGACACTGCTACAAATTCTTGGTCTGGCACAGCGGTAATGGCGGCAGGCTCAAGTCGTATATCTGTATCGACCGGTAATAAGGCCCTTTCCTCAACATTAGATAGGATACGCCTAACAACAGTAGGCGGCACCGGTACTTTTAGTAATGGTATAATAAATATACAATATCAATAGGCATATCATGCAAATCATAATTAGAGATAATGTTCTGGATGGGTTAAAAGAAAACGAAAAACCCGGATATTCTTTACGCGTCGCCCAATACGCCTCTGAGAAACCTTTGCGCGACTGGGAGCAAGCTATGGCCGAGACGGACGCCAAACTACCACGCTATGCTGAAGACATTATTGACGCCATGGACAAGACAACCCGCGACAAGATTGCTAAAAAAACTCTTGACGCGTACACAGAAAAAAAAGCTAAGCGAGCGGAGAAACCTTAAATCATGTCAGACGAAATACAACGCAGTTTAGGAAGGATTGAAGGAAAGCTCGACATGACGCTTGACAAAATAATCATTCTTGAAAAGAAAAACGACGAACATGGTATCAGAATGTCATCCTTGGAAAGTACAAGGAGTTACGCATTCGGAGTTTTGGCCGCAATTGCTGCCTTTTTTGGGTTAATCGGAAGTTTTATCGGTAAAGCTATCGCCTCAATCGCTATCGTTCATTAGGAGAATATAAAATGGCTACTATCACACAAGGGCAAACAGCCCAAAACATCATGTTAAATAAATCGTCACTTGGTGATAGTGATGTTTTATTCCGTAACGTTATTTACCCTGTAAGGGTTGTTGGCAGTTTAAATTACCAACCACAACCATCCACAGCGACGTTAAGTTTTTATGGAGGCGACACAGAAGGACTGCAAGATAATCTTTTGGCGACTATGACTTTTTCGACTAATAACGGAGAATTAATGGAGGTATTTACCATCTATAATACATATCAATACATTAAAGCCACAGTTTCCGCTATTAGTGGAACAAACGCAAACGTTACAGTATCAGTTAATGCTTTAGAATAAGGAATTATATAAATGGCAATTCAAATTAATAATGCAGCTTATGCAGTACCATCTACAAATACAATGAGTCAAACTGCCCTACCTATGCTTATTCCATCTAGTGGAAGTATAGGGAACAACGGTGCATTATCCGGCATAACAGCTATTCCGTTAAGTGGTGGCTATACTTGGGGTTGCTACATGTATTTTCCTGCCGGGGCCGTGTTTTCTGGGTCTACCGCTGGTATGTATTATGTTGTGATGTCAGCAAATAACGCTGGAACTATTTACAATAATATGTACATATCTGGAACACCTAGTATTCCATCTTCGCCAACACCTATCGTCGCAACTGGACCGGGTGCTTATACACAAACAACCGGGTCGGAAATAACGTTAATGACAATTACCATGCCCCCAAATATTATGGGTAAAATGGGTGTGTTAACTATTACTCCAGCCTATGTTTATCCAAACAATGCCAATAGTAAAACTTTGGCTGTGTATTTTAGTTCATCTGTTTTATACGCAAAAACCAGAACAACAAGCACACAAGAAACTCCTCTTATTGATGTAAGAAATAGGGGTGTAACAAATCGGCAGTTTAGTGCTTGGGCTACTTCAGCAGGGCCAGCTACTAGTAGCACTAGTGGTGTTGTAAATATGGCTATAGACACTACATTAGCCGTCGATATAACTTTCAGGGTAATTATAAACGTCGCCACAGATTACGCTATTCTTGAAAGCGCAGGGATTTCCGTTAGCCCTTTCGGCTAAGCGACGGTGATGGTGTCATAACTTTAACATCGTCTCCCGTCGCCGTCCCTTCCTTATTAACAGGAATGCAAATACTTAAAGGGACGATTCCTACAGGTTTTACATCACCTTGGGCTAGGAACTGGGATCAAAGTAACGCATCTAGTGGTAGTGCGGCTGTAATTAAATATATAGGAACTTCGTTAGGTGTTTTTGATTGGTCAAGATTTGACCTATTCATGAATAATAATGCTGGGAAAAAAATATTATTTACTTTAGGTGTTCCTGCTGATTGGATGATTACAAGATCCGCAGTTGGTGGTGCAAATCATGGCGGTAAATCTAATATGTGCCCAACTGGGGCAACAGAACTTACCACAAATTATATTCCTGTTGTACAAGCAATAGTTACTAGGGCGAGGGATACCTTTGGTGTTACTGGTATAGTTTGGGAGCTATGGAATGAGATTGAAGGGCCTGGTATGTTGCACCCAAGCCAGCTATCACTTCTGGCCCCTATGGCTCGCGAAGTATATGCCGCCATTAAAGCTATAGACCCAACAGCAATTGTTACCACACCTTCGGCACGGGATGATGACACCGCATACTTTGTTAGGGATTTCTTAACATCATCAGACGGTGCTGGCGGCCAAGGCGGTGACCATGTTGATGCTATAGCATATCATTTCTATGGCCTTAATTCCCCCTGGACATGGAAGTATACGTGCGACGTGTATAATAACTTTGCTATTACAGCTGGATATCCTGGGTTGCCTTTATACATTACAGAAAGTGGTATGTTAAAACCGACTCCGGGCAGTGAAGTCATATTGCAAAGGCGTATCTTTGTATTCGCTGCCTGTGGTGTTCAATGTTTTATAGCTTATGCCACAGATTCAGGCGAAAACCCTCTAGGGGCATATTCTGCTGGGTGGAACGCAGCGACTAGTATAGTTAGCGGTAAAACAATCACAAGCTGCGTTAAGAATAAAGACGGTTCTGTAACAATAGTTGCCGATGGTTTAACTTATACAGTGTAATATAACATGAATAAAGAACGTAGATATTGCACAATCCCAACCTGGTTTGGTCTTGGCGCGTGGTACGTCAAGCGGTTTAATGATTTATGCGAAGCCCATGACGATGCGTATATTAACCGGACTGGTAAATGGGCGGCTGACAAAGCGTTAATGAAGGGTATGTACGACCGTGGTTATTGGTACATGACAATCCCGACGTTTATTATTTTTTCAACGGCTGGGTTCTGGTATTATTACACGTAACAACTAACGAAAAACGATCTTTTTGTTAGTTAACAAATTATAAGTAACAAACATGATACAAGCGATCTGGGTCACATACTGGTGGATGCTATGGAAGTCAAGGTAACACGTGTTACAACTGGCCCCGACGGTACGTTCGGGGTTTTTATTGTTGATGGTGAACCTGTCGCCGTGACGTGTGAAAACCCATGGGTAAACAACAATCGGCTAATCTCTTGCATCCCTGACGGCAAATACGAGGTCAGCAAGTTTAGTGGCACCAAGTACAAGAACGTGTGGCAACTGCATGACGTGCCGAGCCGTTCAGCTATTCTTATCCATAACGGAAACCTAGAGACAGACACCGAGGGCTGCATCTTGGCTGGCGAAAGCTTTGCCAACTTTAACGGGCGGCGCGGGATTGCCAACAGCGTAAAAACAATCGGTATGCTACGGAACCTTTTGCCTGACGAATTTATACTTAGTGTAAGTGGGCTAGGCTTTGTGGTAAAATAACCCAAGACTATGGCGTGTGTCGCTATATTGTGCGTCTCGCCACGCTATAGAACGTCGTATATGCCAGTTTAATTTTTCTACAGGGAAATTAATAGTTCCATGTTCAGGCTTGTTGAATTTTTCGAAGGCGACAGCGGGCGGCTATCAATGACCCGGTTGCTTTGTTTTCTATCGTTTATCCCCGCATCATATGTAATATTGAAAGAACCATCCGAGGGTATGCTTGGGTGGTACTTAGGTGCCTATGTTTTAGGTTACGTTGGCGGCAAAGGTGCGGACGTTTTAATGAAAGGTCGCAACCATGATCGGGTTCCTGATTAGTAATTGGCGCAGCCTTGGTGCAGTAGGTGCCACACTGGCGGCGGCGTACATCTTGCACACGATAAGCGTGCCGTTTATTTCCAAAGCTGGTTACAAGCAAGGATACGAAACATGCCAAGCCGACGGCGTTATATTGGCAACCGAAGCAGGGAGACAACTCAATGAGATACTTACCAAACCCATTACGCCTAGTGATACTAACAGGCTGCTGCTTATTA